ATTTTCGTTGGAGTTTACAATTCCTAACTCTGCCTGCGCTGCCGCAACCTTTATATTTAACTGCACCCTCTCAAGCTCCGCTTGCTCCTCAAGAGATGCAAGGAGTTTGTCGTTTGCCGATTGTCGTTCTGCAAGTGAGACAAGCTCATCATCACGCAACTGCCGAAGTTGCTCTTGGGTGTTTTGGAACTGAAGCTGAATCTTCTGCCGTTCTACATCAGCAAGTGCCGCTTGCTTGCGTAACGCTACCAATCGCTCTGCATCGCTTACGGCCTTGTCTACATCCAACTCCTGCACCGCCTTTGTAACGCTCTTTGCAACTGCTACAACGGTCTTTGCTACCTCGCTTGCTGCTTCTGCAAGGTTATTGATGACCATCTTGCCACTCTCCAAAAGGTTCTCCCCCGTCTTGGTCAACTCCTCACGAGTGAGGGCTATCTCCTTGTTTAGCTCTTTGATGCGTGTTGCATCCTTATCTCCAAAAAAGGACTTCTCCCAAGCAAGCTGCGTTTCAAGTACCGCTAACTGGATGCCCTGTATGATGCCTACAAATACATTAAGTACTCCGCTAATCAAGCCACCCAGTACCTTCTTCGTTGCATCAAAGCCTCCGTTGAGTTTGCTCTGCTCCTCTACTGCCCCAAAGATTGCTTCGGTTATCTGACTGAAGATAATGCTCAAGGTAGTCATCACCTTGTTGACCGCATCTACTACCTTTTGGTTGCTTTGAAAAGCCTCCGATAGTTTGTCTACTACGCCAACAAGAAGCCCAAGCCCAAGACCGCCTTTTAGTAGGCTTCCTAATCCGCTTGCTGCTTTTTTTGCAAGCTCAAAGGGTGCGGTAACGACTTTCTTTAGGCCGTCAAATGCCTTGTTGATGATGCCGCCCGTCTTCTTGGCTTCCTTGCCTACGTCAGCAGCTTCCTTCTGTACGCCACCGAGATTCTTCTCAAGCTCCTCAATCTTTTTATTAAGCGCATCAATCTGCTTCTGGAAGCCCGAAGTATCTCCTTCAATACGAATTTCTTCTACTACTGCCATTATCTACGATTTAGGAACTCCTTCCAAGTTCGTGGTATTGCGTTCTTGCCCTTTGCTATGTCAATAGCTTGAGAGACGTTGCGATAGTCACTTGCTTGCAGCAGTTCTATCAAATAACTTAAATAGGTGGGCTTCATACTACGTTAAGGAGTTCAAATGATGCTTTGCCTGTGGTCATGTTCAAGTTCACGTTGTTCACGAGGTACTTCGTGCCGTTCCAAATGATTGCATTCTGAAGGTTCAGCGTGATAATCTTACCGATAGGCAGCACCGCTTCAACATTGTACAACCTGCGTTGCTGGGAGTAGAGGTCGGTAATGTAATCCACCCACTCGGTATTGTAAAGACTGCGGTTGACCGATTGCAGGTGGTATGGGTCTATGTCTGCACCAAAGCAAATAGAATGCGATGCTCCTGCACTTGTTGGACTGTTTGAGACATTGGCATACCAAGCAGTAGTTACTTCTCTGTGGTTATTAGGGTCGGCATCTACAAATGTTAATTTATTTGCCGTTAAATCGTAATCTCCAAAAACTGCATAAAACAATACAGGCGCACCCAAGTATGGGTTAAACGTGCCATCTTCGTTTGCCTCACTTGTGATGCTCTTATACACGAGTACGTTTGTTAGGCTCGTAGGTGGGTGTTGGTCGGTTAATCTTTCAAACAACGGGCATTCAAACGGCACCTCAATAAGAAACTCATCGCCATCAAAGGGAAGGTCAACATTCAAATCTCCAAAGCCTACGTTGTTTGTCTGTTGGTATTGGAACCCAAGTATCTGCTCTGTCTCTTGGTACTTAAATTCAATCTCCCTATATAGGGGTGGGCGGTTCACCACATACTCCGTGATATCTAAATAGTCTTGGAAGTCTTTGTTGGTTCCTGCTGCGTACCAATCATCTAACGGCTGAAGCAAGAAGCTCGTTGATGTTGTAGGCACGATTACCATATTATACATCTTCAGAATACCTGCCAAGAAGTCTTTGACCTTTATTTCGGGCATAAGGTCGGTTACTACTACTTGAAAAGCGTAGGCAGCAGACAAAGTTTGGTCTACCTCAAACTGCGTTACTAACGTGGTGGTATTATACCCAGTGTAGTCAGTGACTTGATAATTAAAAGCAGTTGCCGTTTGAGGTCTTATATATAATTGAACTTGAGTTCCAGTTGGATAACCTAATGCAATAAACGTAGAGGTCACGGTGCTTGATGGGTGTGCAGAAACTAAAGCTGATTGATTTAATATACCATTAGTAAATACCCCAATTTCGTAAGGCTCATCGGCATTCGCTACCTCAACTTCTAAATTATATAAGGCATCACTTTGAACTGTCCACGTTTCGGTGGCCAGATTAAACTGACTTCCGCTACCCGTATTTCGATTGAAGTTGATTAGCCTCCATTCAATGTCATTTCCCCCACTAAACATATAGCCTTCGTATCGGTGTAGCCAAAGGGATAGGTCTTGGAATGGATTACCAACCAAGAAACTGCCCGTGAACGTAATTCCGTATTTTGCTTGAATCTGCTCAAGAATAGCATACACCTTCAGCGCAGGCTTCAGCTCATAGTATCGGATGCCACGCCTTCCAACGCCTCCCGATTTGTGAGCAATGTTGTTCTCATTGTCAGCACCTGCTCCACTTGCGCTTTGATAAAACCAATTCTTTACAGGGCTGCATAGCGGATAAAACAACGGATTGTAGGTGTCTTCAGTAAGCCTATCAAATACTGCATCATCGGTGTACTCGTGGTCGTAGTCGCTGAAGTCAAGGTCGTACAAATAGTCCTCGCCAAACAAGTCAGTAAGCGTTACCACATCGCCATAGAACGTCAGCGTGTACGCATACGGCTCTGTGCCTTTCAACTGCACATTCTCCATCTCTACGACACCAGTACGGAATGGCAAGGAGTTAATTTCAATTCTTGCTGCTACCCTAAACCTGCCATCAAACCCACCCGTTATATCGGTTCGGTAGTAATGGCTGAAGATAGCATTGTTTGTTGTACTCGCAGGAACGGTGAATCCCTGCGTGAAGTCCGTAAACACTTTTGAGATGTCCTGCACGTTCTGCACCGAGAGGTTGATGCTTATCTCCTCATCTTGAAATATATCAAGACGTTGATTGTTGATGTAAATATCAACCTTGTTCATCGTACAAGCATCCTTTGGTCAAAGGCATAGGTGAAGCTCATCGTGTAGTTGATGGTCTTGTCATTGATAGACTTCTGGTAGTCCACGCTGCCACGATTGGGAACCACCGCTATCCATTGCCCATCTTCGTAGATAGCGACCTTCTCGCTCATCAGAATCTCCTCTACCACCTCGCCATAGGATTCATCTACAAAGCCTGTGTTTAGCGTTAGCGTATTGCGAGAATTGATGTTAAAGGACTGGTACTTGCCTGTTGCGTAGTTGACATCGGTATAGCCATCAGCATAGATGCTCTTTTGATATTGGTCTTGCGTAAAGCTACCCTGCTCCGTTGACTTCTTAAAGAACGTGATGTAGTCGCTCATCCCAAACTTGTTTACGAACTGAATTTGATACGGCTCGTACTTGGGTTCGCATATAACTTCAAAGTCTACTGCGGTCTTGTCATCAACCTCACCCAATGCCTCAAGTGCTTCGCATAGGCAGTCAAGTCCCTCTACTACGCCTCCATCAGTAATCACCCTGTCATTGTATGCAATGCCTTCGCTATTGACAAGCAGGTTGATTGTGTAATTGTCTGTTGGTGTGATTCCTAAAAATGCCGCTACGTTAGAAACTCCAGAGGGGATGTAGATAACCATCTGCGTAGAGGTGAGCGTAGTGTTTGCCCATCCCAATTCATCCTTCAAAGAGAACCAGTATTCTGCGCCTCCTATCTCAATACTAAAGCCATTGACTCCGCTTGTGGTATTGTATGATACTGGCAGCGATTGGTAGTTACCTGCAAGCACCTGCATTGGGCGGTTGGTGAATAGGTTGGGCTGCGTTACGCCTGTATTCTGCTGCTCACCCAACGACTTGTACCCCTCTAAAACAAAGAAGTAATTTGTTCCTGCGATTGCACTTTCGGGTGCGCTGCCGTTGTTAGAGTATGAGAAGCTGCCTGTCCTGCGTACCCATAACGCCTCACCCGTTTCTGATGCGCTTGGTGCGGTGATAAATGCTTTACCAAATGGGTGCAAGAAACGCTCACGCACCAAGTCCGCAATCTCGTAGTTTATGACATTGTTTATTGCATACGACTTTGATAGGTTGTAGGTCGTTTGTCCTGTTACGGGAGTTTGCGCTCCTGTGTAGATTGATATTGCAACATCAAAAGAATATAGCGCATCGTTGGGCAGGGTGTTGTTCTTGCCCGTGACAAATAAAGGGCTACGAGCTTGCGCTATGCTTGCAGGTAGTACTGATACTGGTGTACTCATAGTTTTATATTTAAGTCCTTACGGGTAAATGCTTGCAGGTCATCTTTGCCTAATTGGAACGACTGAATAAGCTCTGGCGGTAGCTTGGCAAACCCAAGCCTAAAGGGTGTGCTAAAGAACTTTGTCGCAGGGATGCCCTGCCGATATACCGACTCACGGACTGCAAAAGGATTTAGCCCCTTGCTCTCTGCCCACCGCTTGAAGTGCTTTGCTGATGGCTTCTTGCCCTCCTTGTAACTGTATGGGCTATCGGGTGCTTTCTGCTTCCATATCTTGCCCTTGTTGTTTCGCCTGTTGAATGGGCTTGTGGACTTTCTCGTGCCTCCTGCGCCCTTTACTCCCTTGTCTTGGAAGTCACCATAGTCCTCCATATCAAAAGACAAAGAGAACGAGTTCTCGCCTACAAATAGTTTATACTGCAAAGAGTTGTAAAGGGTCTTGTCAAAGTTGTGCTTTCCTTTGGTGAGGTTAGTCCTCGCCTGCTGAATTACAAACTTTGCAAACTTGGTAAGCACCGCTTCCAACAATTCCTTCCGTGCCATTTTAGCAGACGCTTATCTCGGTGTTTGCAAGCAGCACATCAAAAGTTGCAGTCCATCCTGCAAGCAGGTTCTCAAACCTCTCGCTAAAGGGAACGCATGAAGCAGTACCATCCAACTGATAAAGGTCGGTGTACAGAGTACCCCTGCGCAGTTCTGTCACCACATCGTTGATGACCGCAAGCTGCGTGTTCAAGATATTCTGCTCGTTGCTCGTGCCGTAGAACGGCTCTGCCTGCAAGCGTGGGTTCTCTTTGGTCTCATCCACCAAGTCCATGCAAACGATGCTTACATTCATCCGTACTATCTGTCCTTCGAATGTTGCTTGGTTGATGATGATATGCGACAAGGGGAAGATGGTCTGCTTGTTTAGGTCTATGTCAAAAATATCCCCTGTCGTTACCACGTTGACTTGGCTATTGGCCTCAAGGGTGTCCTTGAGTTTGGTGGTGATGTCGTAGAACTGTCTCATTTTTTAATCTTATCTAATTGTTTGCGTTCAACGTCTATGCGCTCCTTTTCAAAAACGAGAAAGGTAAGGGCTTCGTGAACGCCAAGCCTTCCGACTCGTTCAAATCTTGTAACATCTCCTTGAGCAAGCTGATGGAAGGAAGAATACCATCCCCACTTTCTACCGAATTGGGACTCTGCGGAGTACTCGTTTTCTCCTTCTCCAAAGAGGTCAGGGTAGCGAGCAGTAGTTCGTTTCCTAAACGCCAAAAAAAAACCGATGCTCCCATCACAACATCCATTGGCGCATCCTTCATTGATGCGGAGTACTTGGATGCTGATTCGTATGGCTCAATAGCATACCGCTTGCCTATGCGCTCGGTGATGGGTCGGTAGAGGACTGCCATAGTTTTGTGCAGCTCTTGTATGTCACCCATATAATTATCCAAATCCACATACTCACCGAAGGTGATGTCCTCAAGGTTAGGGATGAACCCGTAGGTTTCACCGACCATCGTGAACTCTGTCTTTAGGTTTGGCTTCTCGCTGAACATCGTATTGATGTGGCGCATCACATTGGCTACGCTTGCGAACTTTACGTTGGGCAGTTCTGCCAGAGGCACTCCGCAGAATATCTCAAGCATCTTGTGGGTCAAGAACTCCTCATCGCCCTCAAGCCTCGCAAAGCGTTGGTATTGGTCAAGCGTTATCTCCGACAGGGAGGTGGGTACAATTACCTTTAGTTCCATTGTATTAAAATAACCTTTTAGTTTTAGCGTATGGCATACCTGCCAAAGTTAGGTCTGCTCAACTTGTTATACGTTGCATAGCGCAGCGCATCTATGGCGTGATTGAATGCATCGATGGGTTTGTTGAGCAGGTTGCCGTTCTTGTCCTCTACCCATTTGTAGTTTTGCAATTCTTTGATTAGGTTGCTGCTTCGTGGGGTTACAAATAGCTTGTGCCGCTTCAGCACGTCAATACCCACTATGACGCTATCTGCGCCCTTCTGCGTGGGTTTCACGTTCCATCCCATACGATGCAGCTCCTCAATAGATTTGGGTTCAGCAGAGTCAGCAAATACCTCCGTGCGTCTATCAAGGCCAAGTGAGGCAAGTACGTTGCTGATATCGGGGTTGGTCATACCCGTGCGGTAAATCAACTCATCCACATACAGATTGTCCCCCGACTTATAGACCGCCACAAGTGCGGTTGGGTCGTTGGTGTACCCGAAGTCCATCCCGTGACATAGGAGCGTGGCATCCGTTGGTATCTCGGCCTGCCCATATTGGAAGATGGTAGCTCTGCTCATCCCACGTTCTCCGAGTCCGTAGATTCTCCAATAGTCATTGTCCGTATGTTGCAGCCTCTCTATCTCCTCCACGATTGAAGCATCCAAGAACGGATTGTCAAGGTAGGTTGACTGGATGTAGGTGACATCATCCCTCGTTAGCAGCTTATCGTAAATCCAATGGAACGCATCAGAGGGGTTGTAGTCAACCCATATCTTGCCTGTTGTTCTTATTAATAATTGAAAAAAATCCTCAAAACTCAATTCATTTGTTTCATTGCAAAAAAGGTAGTCACGTCTTGCTCCTCGTTTCTTTTGAGGTTGGTCAAGGCTGATGAATTCAAAGAGGTTGCCATTGAGCGTGTAGGTGTAGTCGCTCTTATTATGCCGTGCCTCATCATAGAGACCGTTGGCATTTAGAATCTCAAAGAAGTCACGATAGGCCGTCATCTTGAGAGACGGCAGCGACTTGCGCACGATGGAGTACACCTTGCCTTTCTCCTCCATCGCCATCACGATGAGCATCTGCAAAATGGAGTAGGTCTTACCAGAACGGCTACCGCCTTGATTGACTACTATCCGAGTTTTAGCGTTGTAGTTCTTCTCAAAGAGTTCGCTACTCTTTAGGTTTAGTTCGGACAATCTCTACCTTGATTTTCGTTAGCTCATCCGATACCTCATGCGAATTCTCCACCCTTGCGAGTTTGGGAGTCGTGTACTCCGCCATCTTGTTCAAGAGGTCAAGTGCGCCCTTTGGGTCATCAGCAGCAACTTGGGTGAGCCATAGGGTCATATTCTCAAGGTTGGCTTCGATAAGGGTTTGGAATGCCTCTCGTATTTTGTTGGTGGTCTTGTTTGGTGTTCCGCTTGGCCTTCCTGTGTTGCCTGCTATGAACCTGCCTTTGTCATCTTTCATATCCGTTCAGTTCCGTTATTTTCGGTTTGTATCTAAATAACCCTTTTTGCGAGGTGGTGATTGTGTGTTGCTTTAAGTCGCTCCTTAAATTCTTTAATATCCCCGTATGCAACGTGGCAAGGTCGGCATAGTGCCATCAGGTTTTCTATGGTATCAGCAATTTTGCTTCCACCCATTCCACGAGATTCTATGTGGTGGATGTCTACGGCTTGGCCTTGACATACCTCGCAGGGGATGAAGTCAGTTGTGGAGTAGCCCATCCCTTTGAGGTAGACCTTTGTGTGGTTCTTCACCTTTGGTAAATCCAACAGTCATCTATGAACGTAGCACGGGGCAGCAGTTCATCTACCGCTTGGATTACACCCTTCCAATGTTCGTGGTAGTCATCTCCTGCGATGAAGCCTCCCTTCTTTACTTTAGGTAGCCATAGCTTGATATCCTCCTTTACGGCCTCATAGGTATGGTCAAGGTCTATGAATACCACGTCAAGGGATTCGTTCAGAAACATTTTTGCAGCTACTTTGGATGTTCCTTTGATTACATTGTATTTACGGTCTCCCATATTCTCCAAGAATAGCTCGTAGATGTCGTTGGTCTTGGCGAGCTTGTAGTAGGAGTCTATGTACTCTGTCGTTCCTTTGAAGGAATCTATGATTGTGATTTCTTGGGATGTTGCTTTGTCGCATAGGTAGGCTGATGACTTACCGAGCCACGCACCCAGTTCAACGAATGTGCCGTCTTCTGGCATATTGGCAAGAAGGTAGTCGTATGCTGCTTGGTGGTTAAACCACCCGTCTATTTGTTTGCTCGTTTTCATTTTAGGGCGTTATAATAGCAAAGGTACTGCTCTACGCAGATAAGTGTTCCTTGCTCGGATGCTGCTTGTGCAAAGATGCCATCTGCCTCGTAGGTCATCTCAAAGCGTAGGTTGGGCAGGTCGTATGGCTTAAACATATAGCAGGCGGTATCTATGTTGCCGACTTGTGGTTGGTCGGTAGGGCGTAGCCTACCTATTTGCCCCCACGTTACGATAGAACAGTCCAAAGCGTTTAGGTTGTTCCACTCCTCAAGGAACTTTGGGTGCAAGATGTTGTCATCATCTAAATAGTAAACCCAATCCTCTTTGGTAAAGGAGTCAGCATACAAGTCAAGGAACTCATTGCGGAGGGGGTGGCCTGCGTTACCTGTGCGTGTGGAGTAGTGGGTGACTGATGCGCTTGTTGCTCCCTTGTAGTTGGTAGAGGCATCCATCATCACAACCCACGTTGCGTACGCAGGGATGTGTTGTTTTAGCCTTACAAGGTTGTGAGGGCGTGAGCAGGGCGTGACTATGTAAAGCATCGTAGTTCGTTTATTTTGTCCATCGTGAAGTCTTGCACAAACTCGTATAACGATTCCGTTAGGTCAGCCACTTGGTTAGGGTTTTCTTTTAGCCTCTTGATTGCTCCTGCCCATTCGCTTGGGTGCTTGATGGCAATGCAATTATTCTTTGTGATATAAGGTGAATAGGGTTGCGTGTTGCTCACTATCATAGCACACTTGCTGAACCCTGCCTCAAGCATCTTTAGGTGCGACTTGCACTTGGCAAACTCGGATGTCGTAAGCGGCACGAGGCTCACATCAAAGAACTCGTAGAGCTTGTGGTAGTGTGTTGGTGGCATAGTGGGCAGCCTATGGCTTGCCTTCATAATGTCTGGGTAACCATCTACCTCTGCCACATACCCTTGATAGCCCTCAAGGTTGATTGTGGACTCCTTTACGTCTAATGCATGGTGGTTGCCTCCGATATACCCGAAGCGTACTTCTTCGCTTGGTTCTCTCTCTACCTGCCACGTTGCTACGCTGATGGCGTTTGGTATGATTCGGATGTTGGTGTTGTATTTCTTGACCTTTGAGGCAAGGTGCTTGTTGGTCACCCATACCTCATCAGCCGCTTTCATAGAGCGTACGATGCGAGTTCTCATCTGCTCAACGTAAAGACCTTGCAAGGGATGCGTGGGGGGCAGCACCCACCAGTCATCGTTATCAACGATTAGTTTGATGCCTTCCTTGCGGCAGAGTTTCACGAAGTCATCAAACGGCTCAACAGGGAATGCACGACTTGCAAAGATGTGAGTAACCTTTGGCCACATCTCGGGGTCTATGTCCGTTATCTTCTCAATGAAAAAGACATCTACATCCTTGTGGCAAATCAAGGGTGCAAATGTCCTGTGGTGCGATACACCCGAATTCTGCTTGTGGAAGGCAAGCACAAAGGGTCTAATCATAAATTAGCCTCTTGGTCTTTGAACCATTGCGCCATCGCTTTGCGGTCTAAATACTTTACCCACATCCGAGCAGCTACTGCTCTGCGTTGGGGCTTGAAGGGGTAGGTGCTACGGAGCCTTGCCATTGCTATCCTCATAAATTGCTCTCTCATAGCGATAAGTCGTGTTCGGTTAGTAGCGAATGAAGTT